GAATACGGAAATCCAGTCTTTGATAATCCAGATAATGATGTATACGGACCGCACGGAGAATTAATAGATTACGGTATTATAGATCACTGGCAAAACGAAGCTGATGGTTTAAAAAATGATCAAGATGCTTTAAACGAATTTTATAGGCAGTTTCCACGAACTGAAGAACATGCGTTTAGAGATGAAGCAAAGAATAGTATATTTAATCTAGTTAAACTATACGAACAAATAGATTATAACGAAGGTGTAAAACCACCAATTAACACAGGTAATTTTCAGTGGGTTAATGGTATTAAAGATAGTCAAGTTATATTTTATCCAGATCCAAAAGGTAGGTTTAATATTAGCTGGGTACCACCTTCAAATTTACAAAATAAAATTATATTAAAAAATGGAAGCAAACACCCTGGCAACGATCATTTGGGCGCTTTTGGCTGCGACAGCTACGATATTAGCGGTACTGTAGATGGTAAAGGCTCAAAAGGAGCATTACACGGTTTAACTAAATTTAGCATGGAAGACTGTCCGCCAAATCAGTTTTTTTTAGAATATATAGCTAGACCTCAAACAGCTGAAATATTTTTTGAAGACGTGTTAATGGCTTTAGTTTTTTATGGCATGCCTATACTTGCTGAAAATAATAAACCAAGATTATTATACTATTTAAGACGTAGAGGTTACAGAAGTTACAGTATGAATCGTCCTGATAAAGCTTGGAACAAACTGTCTGTAGCAGAAAAAGAAATAGGTGGTATACCTAACTCTAGTGAAGATATAAAACAAGCGCACGCTGCTGCTATTGAAATGTATATACAAGGCCATGTTGGCCAAATGCAAACGGGTAGTTACGGAAGTATGCACTTTAACAAAACATTAAACGAGTGGAGTAAGTTTGATATAAATAAACGTACAAAGTTTGATGCGACTATTAGTAGTGGTTTAGCTATTATGGCTTGCAACAGGCATTTATACAAACCAAATCCGAACGTGCAAAAACAAAAATTAAACATAAACATAGCTAGATATAAAAATGATGGCTATAATTCTAAAATAATAAAGTAAATATATGGCAGAGTCTGTTATAAAAGGTTATTTTCCAAGTCAAGTAGTAAGTGACGCAGAAAAAATTAGTTACGATTATGGTTTGCGAGTTGCTAAAGCAATAGAAACTGAGTGGTTTTATAATGATTATAATCAAACAAGATATACAACGCAAAAAAACAATTATCATAATCTAAGATTATATGCTAGAGGTGAACAACCTATAGATAAGTATAAAGATGAATTATCTATTAATGGTGATTTGTCTTATCTTAATTTAGACTGGAAGCCAGTACCTGTTATACCTAAGTTTGTAGATATAGTTGTAAACGGCTTAGCAGAACGTATGTATGATATAAAAGCATATTCACAAGATCCTTTTGGTGTACAAGAAAGAACAGAGTATATGCAGTCTATTATTAACGACATGGAGCTAAAAGACTTTGATCAGTTTGCTAAAGCAGAACTAGGGTTTAGTACTAGAGAGTCTTCAATAGAAGAGTTACCAGAAACAAATGAAGAGTTACAACTGCACATGCAAATAACATATAAGCAAGCAGTAGAACTAGCAGAAGAGCAAGCTTTAAAAGTATTAATGGAAGGTAACAACTATGAGTTAATTAAAAAACGTTTTTACTATGACTTAACAGTGCTTGGTATTGGTGCTGTAAAAACAGACTTTAATACTTCTGAAGGTGTTACCATTAAATACGTTGATCCAGCAGATTTAGTTTATTCTTATACTGAGTCACCTTATTTTGATGATATATACTATGTTGGCGAAGTAAAAACTGTGCCTATAAACGAATTAGTAAAACAGTTTCCGTTTTTAGAGCAAGAAGATTTAGAAGATATAGTTAAAAACAAAAACTATTATCAAACTAATTACAATAGAGGTGATAGTCATTATAGAGAAGCAGATAATAATAAAGTTCAAGTTTTATATTTTAATTATAAAACTTATATGAACGAAGTTTATAAAGTAAAAGAAGTTGGTAGTGGTGCTGAGAAAGCAATAGAAAAAGATGATAGTTTTAACCCGCCACAAGAAAAAGAAGGTAATTTTACAAGGTTACAAAGAAACATAGAAGTTTTATATGAAGGCGCTTTAATATTAGGTACTAACAAGCTTTTAAAATGGGAGATGGCTAAAAATATGATGAGGCCAAAAAGTGATTTTACTAAAGTTAAAATGAACTATGCTATTGTAGCTCCTCGTATGTATAAAGGTAAAATTGAAAGTTTAGTTAGACGTATTACAGGTTTTGCTGATATGATACAACTTACACATTTAAAGTTACAACAAGTTATGGCCCGTATGGTGCCAGACGGTGTTTACTTAGATGCTGATGGTTTAGCTGAAATAGATTTAGGTAACGGTACAAATTATAATCCGCAAGAAGCTTTAAATATGTTTTTCCAAACAGGTAGTGTTATTGGTAGATCATTTACTCAAGACGGTGATATAAACCCTGGTAAAGTACCTATAAAAGAAATAACTAGTGGTAGTGGTGGTAATAAAATTAATGCGCTTATAACTAACTATAACTATTACATGCAGATGATACGTGATGTAACCGGTTTAAATGAAGCTAGAGATGGTAGTACACCTGATAAAAACGCTTTAGTAGGTGTACAAAAATTAGCAGCAGCTAATAGCAATACAGCAACAAGGCATATATTACAGTCTGGTTTATTTTTAACCGCAGAAATAGCAGAGTGTTTATCATTAAGAATATCTGATATTATAGAATACTCACCAACAAGAGATGCTTTTATACAAGCTATAGGTGTTCATAACGTAGCTACACTTGAAGAAATGTCTAGTTTATACTTATATGATTTTGGTATATTTATAGAGTTAGCTCCTGATGAAGAAGAAAAAGCTAGACTTGAAAATAATATACAAGCTGCTTTAGCTCAACAAAGTATAAACTTAGAAGATGCAATTGATATTAGAGAAGTAAAAAATATTAAATTAGCAAATCAACTTTTAAAAATACGTAGAAAAAAGAAAGCTGATCTTGATAGACGTATGCAGTTAGAAAATATACAAGCTCAATCACAGTCTAACGCCCAAGCAGCTCAAGCAGCAGCACAAGCAGAAGTACAAAAAGAACAAGTATTGATGCAGTCAAAAGCACAGTTTGAACAAATAAAAGCACAGCTTGATGCTCAAAAAATGCAACAAGAAGTTCAGTTTAAAAAAGAGTTAATGGCTTTAGAGTTTCAATACAACATGCAAATTAAGGGTGTAGAAACTGATGGCATGAAACAAAGAGAAAAACAAAAAGAAGACAGAAAAGACGAAAGAACTAAAATACAAGCTACTCAACAATCAGAGCTTATAGATCAAAGAAAAACAGGTAAACCACCTAAAAAGTTTGAGTCTGCAAGTAATGATATAATTGATGGTAACTTTGATTTAGGTTCGTTTGACCCTAGTTAAAATTTATTAATTATTATTATATTATATTATGGAAGAAAACAAAGAAAACGTAGTCGAAGAGACTACACAAGAAACTGTACAAACAGTTGATGAAACAAAATTTGAAACAGCTGGAGATGAAAGCGTTTTAAAAGTAGATTTAAATAACCCACCAAAAACAAAAGAAGATGCCGTTCAGAAGCAAAGCACAGATGAGGTTCCTGTACGCAACGAACCCGAAGCTAGCGGAGAAGTTCAGGAAAAAAACGAAAAAGTCGTTGAAGAAGTTACCGGAGAAGATAAAAAAGAACTCGCCGAAGAAGTTTCTGATGAGCAACCCGTTATTGAAGAAATAACAGAAGAACAAGTTGAAGAAAAAGTAGAAGAACTAGTTGAAGAAACTAAAGAAGCTATTACTGAAGCTCAACAAACAGGTAAAGAGCTACCAGAAAATATACAAAAACTTGTTGATTTTATGGAAGATACAGGTGGTGATATAAACGATTACGTTCGTTTAAATCAAGACTACAGCAAATACAATGATGATGCTGTACTAAGAGAATACTATAGACAAACTAAAAAACATTTGTCAGAAGAAGAAATTAACTTTTTAATGGAAGACTCTTTTTCATACGATGAAGAAGAAGAAACTGAAAGAGAAATAAAAAGAAAAAAATTAGCGTTAAAAGAGCAAGTTGCCAGCGCTAGAGCCCATTTAGACGGGCAAAAGTCTAAATACTATGAAGAAATTAAAGCCGGGTCAAAGTTGACCTCTGAACAACAGAAAGCTGTTAACTTCTTTAATAGATATAACAAAGAATCAGAAGAGAATCAAAAAGTTGTAGAACAACAAGCTAAAACTTTTAAATTAAAAACTGATAATATATTTAATAAAAACTTTAAAGGTTTTGAATATAATGTTGGTGATAAAAGATATAGGTTTAATGTTAAAAATACAAACGAAGTAAAAGAAACTCAAAGCGATATTAATAATTTTGTCAAAAAGTTTTTGAACAAAAACAATGAAATGTCAGATGCTGCGGGTTATCACAAGTCTTTGTTTACAGCAATGAATGCTGATGCTGTTGCAAAACACTTCTACGAACAAGGTAGAGCAGATGCTTTAAAACAAAGCGTTGCTAAATCTAAAAATGTTGATATGTCACCAAGACAAGCTTTTGGTGAAGTTGAAGCAGGAGGTGTAAAAGTAAGAGCGTTAGGTGATAACTCTAATGATTTTAAGTTTAAAATTAAAAACAAATAAATAACAAATTTAAAATTTAAAAATTATGGCAATTACTGCAGGAGGTAGTTTGAATAGTGTGCCTGCTCCAAAGCAACAAACACTAGCATCAAACTACATCGATTTTACGAGCACTGACACTAAAGGTTGGGCTCAACAATATTTACCAGATCTAATGGAAAAAGAAGCTGAAGTGTTCGGTAACAGAACTATTTCTGGTTTTCTTTCACAAATTGGAGCTGAAGAAGCGATGACTGCTGACCAAGTTATTTGGTCTGAGCAAGGTCGTTTACATTTATCATACCAAGGTACAGTAGCTGTAGCTGGTGATGTTAATGGTACATTTTCAATTACTGCTGATATTGACGGCGATACAGATGTTGCTTCTAGCACTTCTAGAACTCATGCTGTTAGAGTAAACGATACTGTACTTATTGCAAGTGCTGGGAAAGTTTCAAAATGTTTAGTAGTAGAAACTCCAGACTCAAACGTTATTTCAGTTGAGCCTTATGGTGCTACTGATTTAACTGGCCACGCTACAACTGCTGGTGGATCTATATTATTAGTTATAGGTTCTGAGTTTGGTAAAGGTCAGTCTTACTCTGACGTTACTGGTACTCACAACGCTGACAGAAGAGAAGCTATTGAGCCTTCTTTTAAGCAATTTAACAACAAGCCAATAATCATGAAAGATTATTACGAAGTTTCAGGATCTGATGCTTCAGCTGTTGGTTGGGTAGAAATATCTGGTGAAGAAGGACAAAATGGTTACCTATGGTACTTAAAAGCTGAAGGTGACACTAGAGCTAGATTTACTGATTACTTAGAAATGACAATGATTGAGGCTGAGAAAACAGCTGATGCATCTGCTATTGGTTTTGCTAACAAGCAAATCAGAGGTACTGCTGATGCTGGGCTTAACGGTGCTGGTACTGAAGGTTTATTCGCTGCTATCGAGTCTAGAGGTAACTTAACTTCAGGTGTTACTGGTGTTAATGCTGCTACTGATTTAGCTGAGTTCGATGCGATCTTAGCTGAGTTTGATAAGCAAGGTGCTATTGAAGAAAACATGTTATTCGTAAACAGAGCTACGTCTCTTGCTTTTGATGATATGTTAGCTTCTATGAACTCTTACGGTGCTGGTGGTACTTCTTACGGAGTATTTAATCAGTCTGAAGATATGGCGTTAAATTTAGGTTTCTCTGGTTTCAGAAGAGGTTCTTATGACTTCTATAAGTCTGACTTCAGATACTTAAACGACAAAGCTACAAGAGGTGAAATAAACCGTGTTGCAGGTTCTGCTGCAATTAGAGGTGTTATTATACCTGCTGGTGTATCTTCTGTATACGATCAAGCTTTAGGAAAGAACTTAAAGAGACCTTTCTTACACGTAAGATTTAGATCTTCACAAACTGATGACCGAAGAATGAAAACTTGGGTTACTGGTTCTGTTGGAGCTGCTACATCTGCGCTTGACGCAATGCAAGTTCATTACTTATCAGAAAGATGTTTAGTAGTACAAGGTGCTAACAACTTTATGTTAATGAAGTAAACTATTTTAAGGATCGAGGCTTCGGCCTCGACCCTTTCTTTTTATTAATTTTATTATATATTATATTATGGCAAAAAAACAAAAAACACAAGAGGTAGAGGTGCCTGTTGTTGAAACACCAGTTGTTGAAACACAAAAACCAAAAAGAACTGGACCAACATATAAAAAATCAAATGATGGTTGGGAAATAAAAGATAGAATATACAAACTAGTAGGAGATAAAAAACCTTTATCAAGATCTGTAAGATCTGCAAATATATATTGGTTTGATGAAAACGCTGGTTATGAAAGAGAATTAAAATATTGTGTAAATCAAAAAACAGTCTTTGTTGATGAAATGAAAGGCGATCAAAGATTAGATCATATCATATTTAGAAACGGTATGTTAATAATTGAAAAAGAAAAAGTTGTTTTACAAAAACTACTTTCATTATATCACCCTGATAGAGACGTAATATTTTACGAAGAAAAACCAGTTGCAGTAGCTGAAAACGAAATAGAAATATTAGAGCTAGAAATAGAAGCTTTAAAGTTAGCTCAAGCTATTGATATTGATATGGCAGAAGCTATTATGAGAGTTGAAATTGGTTCTAAAGTATCAGAGATGAGTTCTAAAGAACTTAAACGTGATTTATTATTATATGCTAAAAGAAACCCTATGTTGTTCTTAGAGTTAATAAATGACGATAATGTTGTGCTTAGAAACTTTGGTATTAAAGCTACTGAATTAGGTATTTTAAAATTATCTTCTGATCAAAGAACTTTTTCATGGGGTTCTAATAACAGAAAGTTAATGAACGTACCTTTTGATGAGCATCCGTACTCTGCTTTAGCCGCTTGGTTTAAAACAGATGAAGGTATGGAAGTATATTCAAATATAGAAAAACGATTAAATTCGTAACAACCTTAGTAGAGTAACCACTCTTCGGGGTGGTTACAATACTACAATAAAGAAATATGGTAAATATAGATACAGTATATCAAAAAGTATTAGCAATAGCTAACAAAGAGCAAAGAGGATATATAACTCCGCAAGAGTTTAACTTATTTGCTAATCAAGCTCAAATGGAAATATTTGAGCAATATTTTTATGATATTAATCAGTTTGGAAGAGTACCTGGTAACAATACAGAATATTCTGATATGCTTGATATTATAGAAGAAAAAATAGGTAAATTTAAAAAAAGAACAACGTTAACGCATATAGGTAATCAACAGTTTCGTTTACCAGAAGATTATTATAGAATAGGTACTTTGTCTTATAGAAATAATCAAATTGAAAGTGTTAACTCTAAAGACTTACTATATTTACAATCAACACAACTATTAAAGCCTACGGCTAAAAGACCTGTTTATATAAGATATGAAAACACAGCAGGTGTTGAAAGAATAGAGGTTTTCCCAGAAGATTTAGATGGTGGTAGTTCAGTAACAGCTAATTATGTTAAAAAACCTAATAACGTTTTATGGTCTGGCGTAGAAATAAATAATAAAGTATTATATAACGCTGCAGCTAGTATAAATTTTGATTTGCACGTTTCAGAAGAAAACGCTTTAATAGTAAAAATATTGTCTTTAGCTGGTATAGCTATGAAAGACTTTGGACTAGCTCAAGTAGTTCAACAAAAAGAAGGTCTTAATATTCAACAAGAAAAATCATAATAAATGGGATTATTAGACAACACAACACAACAAATATACTACCAAGGTAACGAATATGGTGGTTATCAATTCACATCTTTAGAAGACGTAATAAATCAATTTATGGTTGCTTATGTTGGTGAAGAAAAACTTATAAGTAAAGCTAGAAAAATAGATGTAGCTTTTCATGCTCAAAGAGCAATGCAAGAATTATCATTTGACACTTTTAAATCTATTAAGTCTCAAGAAATAGTATTACCTACCTCTCTTCAAATGATATTACCACACGATTATGTTAATTACACTCAACTATCTTTTAGCGATAAAGCTGGTATAAAACATATTTTATATCCTACATACGAAACTTCAAATCCTTTTAAAATAAAACAAGATGAAGACGGTAACTATGATTTTGCAGGTATAACTAGTAGCTTTGATAGTTTTAATAACTCAGACTTTTCTACTAAATTAAACAGTACTAATGACTGGACAAGAACTCTTAATAAAACAAGTAATGCTACTTTAGCTGGGTCTGTTACTATAAACGGAGTTACACATAATCAAACTCTTGTTAAAGACTTTTTTCAAACTAAAGGTGGAGTTTTACAAGCAGAAATACATAAAGAACACGTAGGCACTAACAATAGCTTTACAATTTTTGGTAGACATTATAGTTGTTGGCAAGAGGTAAATGTTGAGTTTATTGATTCAATTGATTTGTCTGGAAACGGTAATGCGCCTGCCGATGCTAATGGATTTGAAAACGCTACTATTAGATTAGGTGTTAGTAGTACTAAAGGTGATGTTAGAACAAACCCTTATAAAACTGCTACAAGTAGTTTTAATGGTGGTACTTCTGGAGCTAATCAATTTGGTCCTAACTTTGTATCACATACTGGTGGTACTAATAACTTAGCTTATGTTGAGTGGTTAGGAGGTGTCGGCGCAGCTGATACAGGTGTTCAAAGCTTAGGAAATGTTGATGTAAGTCAATACGAAAAAGTATTTATATTAATAACTATGTTTGTGCCTGGCGATTTAACAGATGTTACAGATGATGAAAAAGCAACTTTAACTCTTGATGACATTGTTTTAACTTATGACGGTACGTCACCCGTTTTGCAAAGCGATGGAGACTCTACTACTTGGAGTAACTTTCAAACTTTAAATTCAAGAGATAATATTGATCAGTTTGACGATGGTACTTATGATTTAGTACTAGGTGAAAGATATGGTATAGAACCTAAAAACGCACAAGCAAACGGTAGTTTTTATATCGATGAGTTAAAAGGTTTAGTACATTTTAGCTCTAACTTAAGCGGACAAACTATTATATTAGATTATATAAGCGATGGTTTAGGTACTGACGCTGAAATGCAAGTTCATAAATTTGCTGAAGAAGCTGTTTATAAATATTTATTATACGCTATATTATCTACAAGAGCTAATACACCTGAGTATGTAGTTAGAAGATTTAAAAAAGAAAAATTTGCTGCTGTAAGACAAGCTAAGCTAAGACTATCAAATATTAAATTAGAAGAAATAACACAAACGCTTAGAGGTAAATCTAAGTGGATTAAACACTAATATATGCCTGAAATTAAGAAAACTTTTATTAAAGGTCGTATGAACTTAGACCTTGACGAGAGGCTATTGCCTGATGGTGAGTATAGAGAAGCGCTTAATGTACAGGTTACAAGCTCTGAAGACTCTGATATTGGTGCTGTTAAAAATATATTAGGTAACACTTTAAAATCTACTTTAACACATACAGGCTATACATGTGTTGGTTCTATTGTAGATGATAAAATAAACACTATATATTATTTTATTACTAATGATACTAATAGCGCTATAATACAATATGATGGTACTGCTGAAAAACCAGTTTTAGTTGACACAGGTAATAAAATTTTAGAGTTTGATAGTACTAAAAAAATTACAGGTATTAATGTTATAGACGATTATATATTTTTTACTGACGGTGTTAACGAGCCTAAAAAAATAAACGTACAAAAGTTTTTATTAAACGGTCATACAGATTTAACTACTGCTAGCAAATATTATTTAGACGATAGTAATTTTTTTGATTTAACTAAAGATCATATTACTGTAATAAAGAAAAAACCTAGTAGAGCTTTAGATATTAATTTTGAATTAGTTAATAGTCAATTTACTGCTGGCGAAACAGAAGATTTAGATTTTACAGGTTTAAGAGCTGGTGATTCAATAACTGTAACTCTTACTTTAGCAAGAAAACAAATTATACCAACGCTTGGTATTTTACACACTCTTATATATCCAAACGGTTATACTGATATTACTGGAACTGTATATCCAGTTAACAACACAGGACCTATATTTGACGGTATAACTTACGATATAGGTATTGGTACTAATTTACTTTTAAGTATTCCAGATGAACCTGGTATATTACCTAAAAATTCTCAAGTAACTTTAACTGTTACTTCAACACCTGTTTTCACATCAATTCCTATAACAAACGATGGGTCTACATCTGCTCCAGCTACTACACAACCTTCAAACCCTACATTTAAAGCTACATTTGATTGTTCAATATCAAGTGTAGACTCAAGCGTACCAATAGGTTCTCAAGTATTTAACTTTTTAGTTGAAGGCATAGATGAAAGATTATTTGAAAAGTCTTTTGCAAGATTTTCATATAGATATAAATATGCTGATGGAGAATATTCTGCTTTTGCGCCTTTTACACAAACTGCTTTTAGAGCTGGAGTTTTTAACTACCAGCCTACAAAAGAACCGTCTAACTCTGGTATGGAAAACCAAGCTAGAAAAATAACGCTAAGTGGTTTTGTTCCTAGAGATATTCCTGAAGATGTTGTTGAAGTAGATTTATTGTATAAAAAAGATAATGAACCTACAATATACTCGTTGTCAAAAATAAAGCCACAAAATTACGATGGCTCTAATAATCCTAATTGGCATAATGTAGACGAAACTGGATCTACAATAGATTTAGATATTTTAAATACTGGTATAGAAGCTTCTCACAAAGGATATTATAATATAACTAGCGAAAACATACATCTTATATTACCAGAAAATCAATTGTTAAGAAACTATGACAATGTACCTAAAAAAGCTTTAGCTCAAGATTTTACTGCTAATAGATTAATATACGGTAATTACACTCAAAATTTAGATTTAGGAAGTTACGATAACAGTATATTTTTAGATTATGAAAAAAGATTTAGAGGCAACAGAGGTACTTATACAGAGTCTGGTAGAGGTTTAAGATCTGTAAAATCAGAAAGAACTTATAGAGCTGGTATTGTTTTTGTAGATAGATATGGAAGAGAAACTTCTGTAATAACAGGTGGAGACTCTAGTTCTGTTAAAATACCTTTTGACGCTGATTTAACAAATGTTTTTGATGGTAACGCTAGTAGAGCAAACATGCTTTGTGTTAAAAACTTAACTAATATATCTGGTAGTGATAACGTACAAGAATATGATCCACATTATTTTAAAGTATATATAAAAGAAACTTCTTCAGAGTATTACAACTTAGTTTTAGATAGAGTTTATTTTGCTAATTTAGATGGTAATCTATGGTTATCATTTCCTTCTTCAGAACGAAATAAAATAACTGTAGACGATTATTTAATACTAAAAAAAGCTTTAAACTCAAGCACGCAAGTAGATACTAAAAATAAGTATAAAATAATAGATATACAAGATCAAGCACCTGACTTTATAAAAATAAAATATAGAGATTTAGGTTCTACTCCTGATCTTAGCAGTAATTTGCAAATCTCTACTGGTTTATACCACAACAACTCTGCTTTACCAAGCCCAGAGTTTAATCAGTTTGAGATTAACAAAGAGTTTATGGATGGCGAAGGAATAACTGATTTACAACAACTTTTTAACGAAGGTAAAATATCTGTTCAATTTACTTTAAACGAAACAGCTACAGTAACTTTAAAATCTAAAAGATATTCTATATCAGCTTTAACAACAACTAGTTCTACTCCTGATTTTTATAAAGTAACATTAGTAGAACCAATAGCTTTATCAGACGCTTGGATAGAAAGTGCTACTAGTGTTTTAGAAACAAACTTAAAAACTACGTTTTTTGTTGAAGATGAAAAAGAATATGAAGAATTTCAAGGTAGATTTTTTGTAAAAATAGCTTCTGATTTAACTTCTGATAAATTTTTAGAAACACAAATAGGTGTAAACGTAAATAATTTTGTAAGCAGTCAAAACGATTTGTTTTATTTAGGTGATAATGATCTTTGTAAAAACAACTCAACTTCAATACTAACTAAAAATAACGCTTTTACAAACACAGGTAGAGGTCAGTCTGACGCTAGAAGTTTAGATGAGTGGGAAGGACACGTAAAATTTGGTGGTAGTTCTGCTGCGTCAAATTGGTTTATAGACTCTGTTTTTACCACTGCTCAACAACCAACAGGCGCTGTAGATTATAGCGACGCTAATTATTTCACTCAATTAGACTCGGGTAGTAGTCCTAATCCGCCTAATACTCTTTACGAAAGTATTGAAGTTTCTACTAGTGGAAATTTATTTGCTAAAGGCGGTGGAGCTACAAATTATGATAGTCAGCATGGTGGTAAAGTAGATACTGTAGAAGGTATAATAACTACTACTGCCGCTTTGTTTACAGATTATGATGTTGCTGGTGGACCTCCTAGAGCTTGGAAATCACAAATAGGTGACATTGCAGATTATGGTGAAGAAGTTTACGGACCAGAAGACTCTAATGGTAAAGTTTTTATGCACTTGTCTTTTAGTCCTATTGGTGAAGATTTATACAGCGGTGGAAGTCCTCTTCATTCGGGTAGCGTAACAACACTTCAATCTAATACAAGATTAGATTTACAACACATACATAATTATAATAAGCAAGCTGCAAATTATGGTGGTATAACAGAAGGAAGTGTTTATAATGGAGATCATTCTGGTGATCCTGTTGTATCTGGCATACGAACAACAACAGGTACTGATGCTTATGGTGTTTGTGATGCTCCACAATCTTCAACTATATCAGATAGTAGACACGAGTATCAGTGGGATCCTGTTTACTACAACCCTGAAAATAAACCAGTAGTTGAAAATTTAATTGTTGGTGGTAAATTTAGGTTTAAAAATGATACTAGTAAAAAAGTTTTTACTATAGCTAGCGTTACAGTAAAAAGATTATATAACCACACTTCTTGGAACCACACGTACAAACCTCTTGCTTCAGGTACAGCTTTAGACCCTGCTACTCCGGCTCAATATGACGAAAGCTCTGTTTGGTTTAAATGGAAAGAGTGGGTTAAATCTGCTGCTCAAGGTAATGGTACTCAAACACAGTTAGATACTCTTGGAGATACACTTCAAGATTTTGGTAGAGCAGATAATAGAAGGTTGTGTTATGTGTTAGAGTTAGTTGATGATAATGGCGATCCGTTAGATCCAAAAATTGCATGTAGTATTGATCCTGAAAGTTTAGCTGGACCAAGTGGTACTGTAGAAAATACACAAATACAGTTCTTAACACCTTACGTTAGTGAAAACGAAACTATATTAACAGATAATCCAGCTGTGTTTGAAACAGAGCCAAAAGAAACTGTTGATTTAGATATTTATTACGAAGCTTCTGATTATATACCGTTAAAGCTAGATGATAATACAGCTTCTAACGTAGATAATAGCAAAGGACATTTACTCGCTCCTGTTGGAAGTGCTGTTGAAATAAATAGAGTAGCTGCTGATGGCTCAGGTAATCCAATAACTTCTAATAGAACTACAGGTTGTAAAGTAAAATCTTGGAACGGTGATATTATTGAGATTGTTCCTGGTTTTCCAGTTACATCATTTGATTCAGATGGTAATGCGTTACCATCACCATCTAACAGCGCTACAAATCAAAGTCCTTTTTGGCAAGGTTCTAAACTAAAAATATATAGACAAGACACTGGTTATGTTGAATTATTAATAGAACAAGTTACAGATCTTAATGATACTAATACACAAGTTGCAGAATTTAGAGTTAAAAAAGAGATTAATGAAAAAATAGGTTTACCTTGGTTTAATTGTTATAGCTTTGGCAATGGTGTTGAGTCTAACAGAATAAGAGACGTTTTTAACACACCGTTTGTTAGTAATGGGGTTAGAGCTTCTTCAACATTAGAAGAGCAATACGAGCAAGATAATAGAACAAGTGGTTTAATATACTCTGGTTTGTATAATAAAAATACTAGCTTAAATAATTTAAATCAATTTATTGCTGGTGAAAAAATAACTAAAGAGTTGTTACCAACTTACGGTAGTATACAAAAACTTTACGCTAGAGACAGTGACTTAATAGCTTTTTGTGAAGATAAAGTTGTGCAAATACTAGCAGATAAAGATGCGTTATTTAATGCTGATGGTAAACCACAGTTGTTAGCTACAAATAAAGTTCTTGGTCAATCAAGACCATTTGTTGGTGACTACGGTATATCAAAAAATCCAGAGTCTTTTGCAAGAGAAAGTTATAGAGCTTATTTTGTAGATAAACAAAGAAACGCAGTATTAAGGTTATCAAAAGATGGTTTAACAGCTATATCCGATGCTGGTATGAAAGACTTTTTTGGTGACAAGTTAAAAGGTAGTTATGATCACATTATAGGTAGTTATGATATGGACACAAATCAATATAATGTTACTTTTAAAACTGCAAATGATTATGACAATGCAAAAGATTTTAGTGCTACTGACAACTCGATAACTGTTAGTTATAAAGAAAATGTAAAAGGTTGGACAAGCTTTAAGTCTTTTGTTCCTGAACAAGGTGTTACCTTAAACGGTACTTATTATACTTTTAAAGATGGTTTAATATATTCTCATGACAACGAAACTAGAAACACTTTTTATGGCGGTGATTTAGAAAACTCTTTAATAAACGTTTTAATGAACGACTCTGCTATAGCTGTTAAAGATTTTAAAACACTTAATTACGATGGTGATGAAGGTTGGTTTTGTAATGAGCTAACAACTGATTTTAGTATTGTTGGTGCAGAAAATTTTGTAAAAAAAGAAAACAAATATTTTGCTAACTTAAAAGGTATAAAAGACGAAAACATAGATAATCTACAAGGAATAGGATATAGTATTGATATAACACAAACAATATAATGGCTAAAAAATTAACATCAATAACTTTAAACAAAAGTATTTTAAAATCTTCTATTGATACTGTTGGTTATACTATAACTGGACAAGACCAAGCTGTGTTTAATCTACAAATAAAAGACTCTTCCGCTCCAAATAAATTTTATAACTTTAAAACAAATACATTTACAAATACTTTTACTTCTGAAAACACTTTGTCTGATGTTAAACTTGTAGGTAAAAAATATCAAGGCTTTATTAGTATACCTGCGTCTTCAAACGGCAACGTGTATAAGTTTTTAGTTTTTCCTAACAGACACTTTGATACTGATGGAGATTTATTAACAGCAACGGTAACACAAGAGTCTGATATAACTGTTAGGTTTTCAACAGCATCTGATCAAGGCGATAGTAATTTTGAAGGTATAGGTCTTTTTACAGCAGCACTTACTGGTTTTGATAATCCAGTTTTTACAGGTTCTAGTAATACTTCTTCTAACAGCACGTTAACTACATCGCTTTCTTTAGCAGACGGTGCTGACAGTGTTGCTTTAGGCTACAAATGTAGTTTTGATAAAGCGCAAGGTGGTAATTTTATTGCTGATAGTTTACAACCTGTTGAGTCAGACTTTTTTATAACATTTACAAAAAAAACAAACGGTACTGGTAGTAGTGCCACAGAAGTAGTATTAAGCAATGCTGGCT